TGAATATCCAAAAGGTTCAGGTAAAAAGCATCCTGTGAAAATGGACAAAGGTACAGCGGCAAAATTATTAGCTGATAGTCAAACTAATGAAGACGAAAGAACAGACGAAGCGTTACCGTTACTAGGACTTTTAGTTCCTGCAGCTGTAACCGCTCTTAGATTTCTCGGACCAAGACTATTACCCGGCGCGGCAAAAGGCGCAAAAGAAATTGTTAAGTTTGCTGTAAAAAATCCAGTTAAGACCACAGTAGGAACAGCAATAGCATCAGATCCAGAGACAGCTGTCGATATTGCCACCGGAGCAGTTGATACTGTTAAAGGCGTATCAGGGCTAGCAGGACAAGCAAGTGACACTTTAAGTATAATCCAACAAAATGTAGGACAAGCTGGACAGAAAGTTTTAGACACTGCAGACGAACTTAAAACCATGGCAGCCGGAGCACTAGATAATGTACCTAATCTAAACAACATTGCTAGAATTGCTGGTCAATATGCTCTTCCAGCTGCAGTTGTTATGGCATTGTTATTTGGCGGATATAAAGCATATAAAGCATTATTTGGCGATGATAAAAAACAAATGGCAGGAACGGACAGTGACGCCGAAATAGACAAAAAGGACAATGTACCACTAGAAGAGTTTGTAAAAAGTATGTATGATTATACAAACAACAGTTTTCCGAAAGGAGAAACAGCAGTTATGACAGCAGTACAGAAAAAGTACGGCGATCAATCTGTAGGAGAAGCCCAAGAAGTAATGGTAGAATTACTAAAAGGGCAAGACGAGGAAATGGCTAGAATCCAGCATTTGGCTGGTCTTAGATAATTTTCTTTCAAAAAAGGCAAAATAACACTTGACTTTTAATAAGTAATAGCGTACAATACATATTGTGCTGTACGTAAATAGGCACAAAGAGTAACAAAAATGTTACTCTAGCACATAGGCATAACATATAGGAGGCATAACTATGGCATCATTAGCAGAAATTAGAGCTAAACTTAAAGAACAAGAATCACGCACAAGCGGTAATTCATCAGGCGGCGGCGACAACGCAATTTACCCATTTTGGAATATGAAAGAAGGCGATAGCTCAACGCTACGTTTCTTACCAGATGGCGACGACACAAACACTTTCTTTTGGAAAGAACGTTTGATGATCAAACTTCCGTTTGCTGGCGTAAAAGGTCAAACTGACTCACGTCCTGTACAAGTACAAATTCCATGTATGGAAATGTACGGCGACACATGTAATATTCTTAACGAAGTACGTGGTTGGTTTAAAGATTCGAGTCTAGAAGACATGGGTCGTAAGTATTGGAAGAAACGTTCATACGTATTCCAAGGTTACGTAACTGAAAATCCACTAACAGACGATAACACACCTGAGAATCCAATTAGACGTTTTATCATTGGTCCACAAATTTTCCAGATCATTAAGCAGGCGCTTATGGATCCAGATATGGAAGAACTACCGACAGATTATACTGCTGGTGTTGACTTCCGTCTTAACAAAACTTCAAAAGGTGGGTATGCTGATTATTCCACATCAAATTGGGCACGTAGAGAGCGTCCACTAACTGATGTTGAAATGAAAGCAATTGAAACACATGGATTGTTTAATCTAAGTGACTTTCTTCCTAAAAAGCCTACTGAAGTTGAAGTGAAAGTAATGCAAGAAATGTTTGAAGCATCAGTAGATGGTGAAGCATATGATCCAGATCGTTGGAGCAATTACTTCCGTCCGTCAGGCATGGCAGCACGTACAGGTGATCCGACTAAAGCGGCAAGCCCACAAGCAACTGCTACTAGTCAAAGCGCACCAGAGCCTGCTCCAGTAGCACAGCCTGCGCCAACACCTGAAGCAACTCCGGCACCAGCGGCTGAAGCGGCTCCAGCAAGTGATGGCAAAGCCGAAGACATTCTTTCAATGATCAGAGCAAGACAGTCTAACTAAAATACGCTCCGGGCCTCTACACATATAGTGATACGCCCGGACTTTTTAACAAGGAGAAACAATGGCTAAATCGTTTGACCCGAGCAAGTTTAGAACTGCTCTTACAAAATCTATTTCAGGAATGAGTGCTGGATTTAACGATCCTACTGATTGGATTTCAACAGGTAATTACGCACTTAACTATCTTATTTCAGGAGACTTCTATAAAGGAGTTCCAATGGGTAAGGTAACAGTCTTTGCTGGTGAATCTGGCGCAGGTAAATCATATATTTGCGCAGGAAACATTGTAAAGGCGGCACAAGATCAAGGCATCTTTGTAGTACTAATTGACTCAGAGAACGCACTTGATGAAAGTTGGCTACACGCACTAGATGTAGACACTTCAGAAGAAAAACTACTTAAATTAAACATGAGTATGATTGATGACGTTGCTAAAACTATTAGTACGTTTATGATTGACTACAAAGCAATGGATGAAGAAGAACGTCCTAAAGTATTGTTTGTAATTGATAGTTTGGGTATGTTGCTAACACCTACTGACGTTGATCAGTTTAACAAAGGTGATATGAAAGGTGATATGGGTCGTAAGCCTAAGGCATTGACTTCACTTGTTCGTAACACAGTTAATATGATCGGTTCGCATAACGTAGGCTTAGTGTGTACTAACCACACATACGCATCACAAGATATGTTTGATCCAGATGATAAGATTTCAGGCGGTCAAGGCTTTATCTATGCGTCATCTATTGTAGTAGCAATGAAGAAGTTGAAACTAAAAGAAGATGAAGATGGTAACAAGATCAGTCAAGTTATGGGTATCCGTGCTGGCTGTAAAGTAATGAAAACTCGTTATGCTAAACCGTTCGAAGGTGTACAAGTTAAGATTCCATATGAAACAGGAATGAATCCATACAGTGGACTTGTTGATCTGTTTGAGAAAAAAGGATTACTTGTCAAAGACGGAAATAGACTAAGGTACACTGATTCTAAAGGTAATGAAGTAAAAGAATATCGTAAAGTGTGGGAAGCAGGCGGTGAAGCTCTTGACACAATTATGTCAGATTACATTCATAAAGAATCTTCTTTGGTAAATACCGACGAGGCTGTAGAAGAAACAGTCCAAGATAATGATTTAGTTGAACAGGAGTAGTAGTTAATGGATGCGGGATTGATTGCCGATATGTGGAACACTTTTAAAGATAGTATTGATAAGAAAACTATTGAAGCAACGGCAGAAAGATTTGTTGATACATGTGCTGATTATGGCGCTGACGATACACACTTTAGAGATGCTATAGGTACTTGCGACATATTAGATGGAGCAATTAACTATTATCTCGATCTTGATGATGACGATGTATATGAAGAAGAAATTGATACAGAATGGGATGAGTAATGGGTTGGTATTCTGAAGTAGCAAGAAATATTAACAAGATTCCAGACGCAATCGCTTACTTTGAATCAGAATTATCAGATGCAAAAACCGAGGTAAAACTCAGAGGTAATGTTGAAAAGGCAGCCTCTGAGATGCCCGGAATTGTTGAACACCGCTTTAACCAACTTCAAGAGATTGAAGCTATTCTAAACTACATGAATATTGAACTACGCAGATTGCGTAGTTCATTTTTTAAGAAATATCTTGAAAACTATCAAAGAGCACTAAGCAGTCGAGATGTTGAAAAATATGTTGACGGTGAAGCTGATGTAGTAGACTATGAAAAGATTATTAACGAATTTGCTCTCCTGCGAAATAAGTGGTTAGGACTCTTAAAAGGTCTTGATCAGAAGCAATGGCAGATAACTAATGTTGTCAAGCTAAGAGTCGCAGGGATGGAAGATGCATCATTATAAGTTTCAAGTTCCTACAAATACAAAAAAAGTTCGTGGACAAGTAACGGGCTATCTTTTTAGAAAATTTGATTGTATAGAAATAGAAAATAAAGACCAGATCGAAGAAGATAGATATTTGGTCTTTAGTCATCCTTTTGACGATTGGGTTTTAGATACAATTACTAAAAATAAAAACTTAAACTTTTTTCATATAGATAACGGCTATATTGGCAATAGTAGGCATAAAACTCCCTGGTACTATAGAATAACGTACAATGACATGCAAAATGTTAATGTACAATCTACTCCTTTTAGTAGATTAGACAAACTAGAAATTGACGATAATCTTTGGTCTGACAAATGGACGCCTAACGGTGATTATAATTTACTTGTAATGCCAAATCAAAGCAACATATTTAAATATCTAGGTGATGACTATGAGCAATGGAGATCAAAAACTATTGCTTATTATAAAAGTTTAGATGTACCTTTGATTATAAGAGAAAAAGAAGGCAAAAGAAAACAAAGATTTGAATCTATAGTACCTTTGATGAAAAACGCTCAAAAAGTTATTACGTATCATAGCATGGCGGCAGTCGAAGCATTGTGTATAGGAAAGACTATAGAAATACTTGGACAAAGCGCAGTACAACATTGGCAAAATAAAACAGAATTTGATCGAAATGAAATGCTAGAGCATATTGCTTGGAGTCAATTCTCACGGAGCGAATTTAGTAGTGGCATTG